GGCTTGCCGGTCACTCATATCAGATAGTTGTTGGTGCAAAACCTTACGGCGGTCAACAGTTGGTTGAACCATAGGCTTTGAATCCATCTTTTCATTGCCAATTTCAATACAATTATGCCGGTTGAGCAGTTCACGATGCTCAGAACGGCTGGAAATCATCTTTCCATCAATCATGTTTTGATATGGTTCAATGTCCCGCAGGATCATTGGCGTAGGTAAATCTGAACGTTCTGGTACGGAATAATTTTCCCTTAAAAACGTCATTTCTTCGTTTTCAAACTTGGCAAGAACGCCTTCGCGGTCCCAAATTACCCTGTATTTGCTCATAGCAGCAACAAAATTTCCTCATCATCCATTTTGAGATATTCCTGCCACAGCCTGTCAACGCGCTCCATATCATCTAGGAACTTGTCAAAATCGATCTGTGGAATGTCAGTCTTTCTAGACTTTTTGGCTTCCTTGACAAACGGAGCAACAATCTCATCAACGACTGGAGACTTGCCTTCAACCAAAAACTCATAAGCCTCCAGCACCTGCTTTTTGCGGCGCTGGTTGGCAGCAATTTCTTCTTCGTCTTTCTTTTTCCAAAAAATGCCATCGTGCGTGTCGCCAACAATGATGATTGGCGCTTCAAGAATCTGAAACGCATCATTTTCAAAGGCATTTGATTGAAAGGCAGCGGCCATTTACGTTATTTTGATTTCTGAAGCTGGAGAACATTGTTCTCTTGTTCAATCGTTGCCGTAAGCAGGGGCTGCATCAACGTCTGCGCTTCTTCCAACGTCAATGACCCGTACACGGGCGCGTTCTCCACCACAAGCGGCAGGGATTGCATTGGGATAAGACCAGATTGAATGGCGGCGCTTAGAGTGTGCGGGTTGCTCATAACGTGCAAAACCGTAGCAGCCAGCGGCTGACCCATAGCCACGATCTCGGACTGCATCTCGCGCAGTGTGGAAACCGTAAACTCATTGGCAGCGTTGGCTTCGAACATCTCTTCGTCGCTGTAGCCGGGGATGCGGGTTGGCTCTGCGATGGCGTAACACTCGGCCAAAAGCCCGTTTAGGATTTCAACTTCCTTACGGTTAAGCTCGTATGCCTCGTCGATAACGACCATGTGGGAGTTGAGTTCAATAAGCTCGGCTTGCAGCTTTAGCTGCTCATGCTTGGGCGCGTTGGTAGCCTTTAGGTGTTCAAGCTCTGCCACCTTGGCGTCGTATTTAAGATGGCTGACTTCTTCCAGGGCCACGGCGCGAATACGCCCTTCCAGAAACCCTTTAAGGATTTTGATCTTCTCCCACGGCGTGTTGCCGAGGACTTGATAGCGATAGTTGAACTCAGAGTTCAGCTTAGAAGGCATTTAATTCACCGGATAATCAGGGAAGGGCGTCCATGAAAGCGTTTCTTCGTCCCACAGACAAGGGTTGCCGTCTGTAGGATATGGGATTGGAGGCACATAAGAAACAGCCGCTTCGTCCCAAACCCAAGACGGGTAGTGGGTAGCGTTTATGGCGTTTTCCCGATCTTCGGCAATCTGCTCTGGTGTGGGCGGGGGAATGTCTGGATACATCTTAGCTCCTATGTTCCATACGATGCGGCGGCTAAGGCGTTTCTGGCCGTGCCAACGCCGGTAGTGTCGGTGGATACAACCCCTGTATTATCTACAAGGTTGGTCATAGAATATAAGGTTGAACCGTTCCAGCCATACCCAAATAGGGCTTTATCTGCTCCGTAGCCCGCTGCGGAAAGTTCACTTCTAACGGTTCCAACACCAGTAGTGTTAGTAGATACAACGCCCGTATTAGAAACAAGATTAGTAATAGCGGTATATGAACCTGTATCACCATATCCAAAAATAGCTTTGTCAGTTCCATAACCTGTTGCGGCTAAATAATTTCTAGCAGTCCCAACACCCGTAACATCGCTAGCTACAACGCCCGTGTTAGTTACAAGGTTGGTCATAGAAACAAAAGAACTGGTATATCCGTATCCAAATATAGCTTTGTCAAATCCATAACCAGCGGCGGCAAGAGCATATCTAGCAGTGCCAACACCCGTAACATCGCTGCCTACAACACCCGCATTAGTTACAAGATTGGTCATAGAAACAGAACCACTTACATAACCATACCCAAAGATAACTTTGTCAGTTCCATAACTAGCGGCTGCTACAATGCGCCTAGCAGTGCCAACGCCCGTGACATCGCTGCCTACAACGCCCGCATTAGTTACAAGGTTTGTAATAGCAGTTGCTGCGCCGGTATATCCATATCCAAAAATAGCCTTGTTAGTGCCGTAACTAGCGGCGGCAAGTTGTAACCTAGCCGTTCCTACGCCAGTAACGTCATTACCAACAATTCCGTTGTTAGTTACAAGGTTGGTCATAGAAACTGCGCCAGTTGTATTACCATACCCAAATAAGGCACTTCGGTTTGCAGTAACAAAAGTTATAGAGCCAGAACCAACCGTGGTCCATGTGTAGACACGGTATCCGCTTGCGATAGTGATGGTTGGCGATCCAGTGGTAGCTGTGGCGGCTGAATAGTTAGCGCCGTACCTGATGATGACTATGCCTGAGCCTCCAGCAAAGGGGGCAGCGCTGCCGGTCCCCCCGGCGCTCCCGCCGCCACCCGTGTTGGCCTGACCAGCAGAGTTAGAACCGCCACCTCCAGTGCCTCCGGTGCCAAAAGTACCAGCAACAGTTGCCGCGCCCGCGCCACCGCCAGCATAGGTTACTGAAGACCCTGAAATGGAAGACGCGGTGCCGTTACCGCCGTTACCGCCTCTTGTGCCGCTAACGCCATTGCCGCCTACAGCACTAGCACCACCACCGCCGCCACCGCATTGGGTGGCGCCACTGCCCGCGCTATTACCGCCCGCGCTGCCCTGACCGGATGTTCCGGCGGCTCCGGTTGAACCATCCACGCCGCCGCCAGCACCACCAGAACCACCAATAGTCCCGTTACCCTCTGAGCCATCACGAGAACCACCTCCGCCGCCACCTTTTGCAGTGGCTATGCCGCCGCTTATGCTGCTATCGCCACCCAAGCCACCACGGGTAGCGCCGCTACCTGCTATGCCGCCAGCGCCAACCGCAACGGTGTAGGTTGCTCCAGCGGCAACAGAGGCCGTTGAGGTTAAGAACCCACCGGCCCCTCCACCACCACCGCCGTTGTTGCCACCACCACCGCCACCAGCGACGACAAGGTATTCTATTGACGGGGGCGCAGCAGTGCTTCCAAGCAACATCTGTTGAAACGCAGACATTTTAGGTCAGCCCTGAACCGGAGATAATCCACGTTGTGCTGGTCATCTTGGTTGCGGTCGCAACGCCGTACTGAGCTAGCGTGCGCGAGCCAGTCGTGCCAGCACCCGCAAAATAAAGCGTGTCCGTTGTAATGGCGATGGTCACATTGTTTGTAGACATATTAATAAACGTCACCGTGGTGCCAACGACATACGCCACAGAGCCGTTAGCTGGGATCGTGTAGGTCGCAGCAGCAGCAGCAGCGGCATGATAGATGGACTTACCGCTATCAGCCAAAACCAGCGTGTAGCTGCCCGTCTGTGCGTTCTGCGGGATCGTTAGGTAGCCGACAGCGTTGGTTCCGTCCGCCGTACAGTTAGACAAATTGCCTGATGTTGGCGTGCCAAGAAGCGGCGTTGTTAGCGATGGCGACGTAGCAAATACCAACAAACCTGAGCCAGTTTCATCGGTAACAGCAGCAGCAAGGTTGGCGCTGGTGGGCGTTCCAAGGAAGGTAGCAATGCCTGTTCCAAAGGAAGTTATACCCGTACCGCCGTTGGCTACAGCCAACGTACCGCCCAGGGTCAACGTGCCGGTGGTTGTAATAGCGCCACCAGTTAGTGTCAGTCCTGTCGTGCCGCCGGAGCCGCTAACGCTTGTGACCGTACCGCTGCCCTTGTTATTAAAGGTCGTCCAATCGGTGCTGGTAAGGTAGCCGTTAACAGAGGCCGTAGCTGCGGCCATGCTGATAGCCGGCGTAGCTCCGCCGCTTGAAACGACAGGTGCGGTGCCGGTTACGGATGTAACTGTGCCACTGCCCTTATTGTTAAAAGTCGTCCAATCAGCCGATGACAACGCGCCACGATTGCTGGCAGACGCCGTAGGAACGTTCAGCGTAATAACAGGCGTGGTTGTGCCGGTAGCTACCGTGGATGATAAATCTGTGCCGGCTGTACCAAGCGTTATGGCGGCAACGCTTGTGACGGTGCCGGAACCTTTATTGTTAAAAGTCGTCCAATCGGTACTGGTCAGATACCCGCTAACGGAAGTCGTGGCAGCGGCCATGCTAATGGCTGGTGTGGTGCCACCGCTAGAAACAACCGGGGACGTACCCGTTACAGACGTGACGGTGCCAGAACCCTTGTTATTGAACGTTGTCCAATCCGTGCTAGTCAGATAGCCATTTACCGAGGCGGTAGCAGCAGCCATGCTGATGACGGGTGTCGTACCGCCTGTGGACACAACTGGCGCAGTTGCGGTCACAGAAGTGACAGTGCCACTGCCTTTGTTGTTAAAAGTAGTCCAATCAGTTGACGATAATGCACCGCGATTGGTAGCCGAAGCGGTTGGAACGTTTAACGTGATAACCGGCGTCGTAGTGCCATTGGCAACCGTGGATGTTAAATCCGTGCCACTGGTGCCAATCGTAAGCGCAGCAACGCTAGTGACCGTACCAGAGCCGCTACCAGTGGCCGTCAGCGATCCGGCGGAGTATGTAAGCCCGCTGCCTACAGTGACGCTCTGTGAGGCTCCTGTGGAGTCAAAACCCATAAGCGTGCTGATGGTGCCGGTAAGGGTGTGTTCCGCATTCCAATTGGACGGACGAACGACAGTTGCATCCGATCCATCTGGGATGGCGGATACAAATGTGTGTGTAAGCGAAACGGCCATTAGAAATCCCTATTGAACAGTTTCGACGCCAACTGCACGCCCGTCTGGTCCGCGAATGATACGTTTAGGAGCTAGTGCAGCTTGAGAGGCTTGCTCAACACGCCGCGTCATATCAGCAGCGCTTTGAATGGAATAGTCGTGCATGGCAGCGACGTTGTTATGCATTTCAGCCAGCATATTAGCGTGCCGCTCAACGTGACCCGTCAGATCCTGAATGATCACATCCTTAGCAGCGGCTTCAGCGTCAATTACAGCCACGTCAATGCCAGGATTGGCCGCAATGCGGGCCACCATGATCTTGGTAGCAGCGTCAAGCTCTGCCTTCCACTTGTCAAACTGCTCTTTTGAAGCGGCTTCCTGCATTTTGAGGTTAACCTCATGCTGCTGACGCTGGGTTTCGAGTTGTGCCTCAATCTGCGACTTCATTTGCGCGATCTGCATATCCGCTTGAGCGCGAGCTTGCTGGTTTTGCGTATCAGTCTGCGCCTTAAGTTGGGCGGTTTGCTGTTCAGCTTGCATCTTAAGCATTTCAGGTGTGGGTTGCGGGTTAGCAGCGTTTTCGGCAGACTTCTGCGTTAATTGCTGAAGCGCCACATCAATCGTACCTTCAATGGTACGGGCTTGTTTAAAGCCAGCAACACCGAACTTAATCATCTCCAACAGCATGGGAGCCAGTTCCGGCGTAGCTTGGCCGGCTGGTATGGCTTCCCGCAGGAAGTTGGAGAAGGCATTAAGGAACTCAACGCGCTCTTGTTTGGCTTGGCCTTCGTCAAGTCGGACTAGGCTGTCAGCATCAACTTCAATGCGGAATGAGCGAAGTGGGGTATCGGCAATAAGTTGCAGCGCCTGTGGGATCAATTGCTGATCTTCAGGACTCATTTGCCCCGCAGCGTCATAGGCCAGGATGGTCTTGGGCTGGAACTTGGTGCAAATGATCTGCGCTTTAAGGCGCAGCAGTTCCGTAGCAAACATTGCCACGGATTCCTGCATAGCCCGCAGCCTTAGACCGGCATACTGGCCCTTGATCTGCTGTGCGGTAGCCGTTTCAGACGCAGCGCCTTGACCACGGATAATATCCGAGATGCCCGTGATCTCGTAGATTTGGCCCTTGATCTGAGCTTGTGCCTGGTAGCATTGCAGCAGGGCGTTAGCGAGCGTGTCGATGGGCAGAAGGTCGATACTGCCTCTTAGGCCACCCTTTTCGCTAAAGGCCATCCACTTATCAATGGGGATAAGCGTATTGTTGTCGCCTTCAGTCAGCAGACGCTGTAGCGCCGGCTGGGAAGCATCATAAACGCCGCGAACACGCAGGGATTTAACCAAGCCGTCAATGCGGTCGGTCAGGATGTCCAGTTCGTTAGCTTGGTCCTGATAAAGCGTGAAATCAGGGATCGGAACCAGGCTATCGGTCGTTGTCGTAGAATAAAGCGGCTTGGCGCATGGGAAGAAGCCTTCCAGTTCCAGCGGATCATAGCGCTCATCAAGCAATTCAGGGAAAGACTCATGCAGCCAATAAACGCTGCCGGATTCCTTGTCCCAAAGCTCGCAAATCTTGGCGCGGTCGTTAACCTTGTTGCTGCCGCTGCCGTACTTCTGTGCGCTGTCTGGGCTGCTGTCGGTAGGGATTTTGCGGCCAAGTTCAGGGCCA